TTTTAATTTGATCATTAACCTTGCCTTAGTTGGAGGGAAATATAGCATAGAGGATATCCGTCAAGTGATCAGTCGGTATTTCTCTGATTACCAAATTCGAGTTAAGAGGATCTCATCCAGTACAGATGGGCTCCGATGGACTTGGAAGGAAACTCAATCAAAATTTGTTTTACAATGGGAAGATGATTGGGTTTTGCGTGAGAAAGTGGATCTTTTTTCAATTATTAATTTTATGGGTGATTCAGTCAATATGATTTTCTTGGACCGGCATCAAAAGTCTGTATTAGATGCGTATGCTGAAGGAACCTTCACTCATATTCACAGTGGATTTTGTAAGAAAATGAAAAATCAGGTCTTAGTAGGTTCTCCCGCATTATACCGAAAATCTTCAATAGATCAAGTGGTGGATCTCATTGATCCTTTGAAGCAGCTTGGAGTGAATTCAGCAAGTGAGCAGATACAGAATATAATCAAATCTTGGTTGGTTTATGCTTATACAGGGACGTCAGGGCGTTTGGTTGAAGATATTGGTAGAGCATGGATGAGGAAAAACAATTTAGTTAGAGTCCAGAATCATGGTGGGCATACTTGGAAGGAGAAACTGTAATGTCAGGACAGCGGGTTCTTTCTGAAATGATTACTAGGTATGGATGGAAAAAGGGTGTGGAGTTAGGTGTGGCAAATGGGGCGACGTTGTTTTTTCTACTTGGAAAACATTCAGATCTTGAACTTGATGGTGTGGATAGTTACGAAGTTTCTCCGGGAAAAGGGAATAAGCATACAACTGGGTTTGTTCAGTATGATAAATCCCAGCAGGTTGCGTTGTCACTTCGAGTTGCTATAAGGATTGCCGATGATTTCTCAGATCGCTCTCATTTATTTGTGATGTCAACTACGCTTGCGGCCGAAGAATTTGAAAGCGACACTCTGGATTTTGTATTCATCGATCCTGATCACAGAGAATCTTTTGTTCGAGCGGATATTGCCGCTTGGGTTTCAAAATTGAAAAAGTATGGTTATTTAGTAGGACATGATTGGAAGTTTCCATCTGTTCACAAAGCGCTGGATGCAATGATCCCTGGTTGGAAAAGTCAAGAGAGTATCTGGTACATATCAAAGGAGAAAGTATGCTTCAGCTAGTCTGCTGGAAATGGGAGCCTTTGAAGAGTGCTCCGACTACAAAAAAGAAACAATCGTATACCTCTGCCCATGTAAATGCTTTGTATACGATGCTTCAACAGAATGTTTCTTTGCCTTTTAAGCTGATCTGCGTCACTGACGATCCAGCAGGAATCGATCCGGCTATTAAGATCATTCCATTGTGGAAGGAGTTTAGAAACCTTGGAGGATGTTTCGTTAGGCTGGTGTGTTTTAAAAAGAATTTCAAGTTGTTCGGGGAACGGTTCTTCTCCATTGATCTTGATTGCGTAATTACAGAAAATATAGATCATCTCTTCTCAAGAGAGGAACCATTTATTATTTGGTCCCCAGATGAGAGTGATCTCAGTAGGAGATCTGTAAATTACTGTGGAAGTTTGTTTGGGCTAACAGTCGGAATTCACCCAGAAATTTATGATGAATTTCGTCCTTCTAAACTAAAACGCAACAAGCGTGGTCGATATTCCGGGGGGAGTGATCAGAAACATATTTCCAAAGTGGTTAAAGATGCGATAGTTTTTGGGCAGAAAGAGGGCATATACAATTTTATGCCAGATTTGTCTCCATTAGGTCACAAGTTGCCAGATAATTGTTCCCTGGTGTTTTTCAATGGTGGATTTTTACCTGACGATCCTGGATTGAAAAGTCATTTTTCTTGGGTTGCAAAACATTATCCCTTAGCTGGGAAAGGAAAAGAGGTCTACAACTCTGCAGTGGTTGCCAGGAAACGAAACAGAATAGCTACGTCAAAGTATGCGAGTTATATCACATATGTATTATTCTGGTGGGGAAATTGGCCGGTTGGAGATGAAAAATTAGGGCGATTATACATCAATAGGTTAGTGGCCGGAATTAAGAAACATACTCCAACCAAGACAGGATATAATATTGTGTTGTTTACTGATCGTCCCAGGTTGAAATTTGAAGACGTTGATGTACGTCTTTTGAATGTCCCTAATAGTTTACGATGGAATCTCAAGAAGATGTATATGTACTCACCCAAGGCGAATCTAAGGGGAGCAATTCTTTGTTTGGATCTTGATTGTGTTATTGTAAATAATCTGTCCCGAGTGATTAATCAAGTTTTCAAAATGCAAAACAAACGATTGATTACTTGCGCCGGGGCTTACCGTAAAGGGCGAATTGGCGGAAGTGTCATTGGATTTCATGTTGGACCTAAGATAGAAAAAATTCTTTGGACTCCAATAATGAATGCTAAATTTAGGGAGCAAATTGAAACTGTCACGAAAGGGTCTGAACGCAAATATTATCAATTCAGATTCAAGGCTCGTCAAGTGATGCTTTGGGAGAGGGTCTTGCCGGGGTCTATTTTGTCTTACAAAAGGGACTGTAAAGAAACTTTGTCTAAGTTTGGAATTATTGTTCGATTTCACGGGAAGCCACGTCCGCATGAGGTGCAGGTTGACTGGCTGAAGGAGCATTGGGGATGAAACGTGAAGCTAAAGTTTGGGGAGAGAGGTGGCTAATCAGGCAAGACTCGACGCATGCCACTTCTTATCTTATGTTGAGGGAGGGTTATGAGTGTAGCTGGCACAGTCATCGTGAGAAATACAATCTGTTTGTAGTTCTGTCGGGTTGCGTTGACATAATCACAGAGCAATTTGACAGACTTGCTGTGGTAACCTTAACAAGTGGTGAATGTTTCACTGTAAAGCCTGGAGAGAAACATAAATTCAGGGTGGTAGAGGCCGGAGCAATGATCGAAGAGATGTATGTGGAATATAACGAAGATGACATCCAACGAGATAATGTTGGAGGAAGGACGGAGAGCTAATCATGCCTATAGTAGCGGGGAAAAATACGAGAGTAGTTTTGAGGGAGGACAATACTTTATTCATCATGACTTCTGATCAGGAATATGAACTGAAGGAAGGTGAGCGCGAATTGGGGCGGTATTTTCGCCGGCTTGATATTCATTTTGCTATAAATGAGATAGTACATGCTCATGCAGATATTGTGGTGAGTGTTCCTTCTGTAAGTTTTATTATTAAAGAAGATAGCTACAAGTTATTTGCAGAACTGCCAGAGTACAAATGGAAGTCTAAACGAATTGCTCGGATAGAGTTCAGAGACGGCGATGTCTGGAGAGATAAAGAATGAAAAATGTAATCCTAATCACGGGTTGTGCTCGATCTGGCACCAGTATGGTCGCTGGAGTCATTCATATCTGTGGGGCTTTTGGTGGAGAGATGTCAGGTTCGAACAAGAACAATATGAAGGGTATGTTTGAAAATGCTCATATCAGGAATAACATTGTCAAACCTTACCTACGTCAAATGGGTGTGGATGCATTGGGGCAGTATCCTCTCCCAAATATAGAAAAGTTGCAAGTACCTGTGAATTGGGCCTCTCAGGTGGAAGATATAATGCAAGAACAGGGGTATAAAGATGGCCCGTGGTTCTACAAAGGCGCGAAGATGTGTCTTACATGGCCTGTTTGGCATTATGCTTTTCCGAATGCTAAATGGATCATTGTTAGGCGGCGTACTGGGGACATTGTAAATTCTTGTATGAAAACATCTTTCATGCGTGCATTTACTCGGAAGGAAGTTCAGCAAAAGGTAGGCGCAGCGGATGAGCGTGGGGGCTGGATCTGGTGGGTCCGTCAACACGAGCAGCGGTTTGTCGAAATGATCCAGGCAGGATTAAATGTTAAGATTGTCTGGCCTGAGAGGATGGTAACTGGGGATTACCAACAGATATATGAGACTTTGGAGTGGGTAGGGCTCAAGTGGAAAAGTGAAGTTACGAGTTTCATTGAACCAAAGCTCTGGAAGGCACGGAGGAAGTAATGGTCATTTTAATCACAGGAAAACCAGGCGCTGGAAAAACTCATTATGCTCAAACATTGAAAAGGGAATTGGAAGCAGACGGTATTCCTGTCCATTGGATAGATGGCGATATTTGGAGAGCGCTTAAAACAAATCAGGACTTCTCAGATGCTGGAAGAGTGCAGAACTTGATGTCGGCGGCTAAAGTAGCGGCTATACATGAAGCTCAAAGTGAACTTGTAATTTTGTCATTTGTTTCTCCGAAAAAAGAATGGAGAGATGCAATGAGGAAATTCTGGAAGCAAAGTAGAGTGGTTTACATCCCTGGCGGATCATTGTGGTCAGGGAGTTCTTACGAAGTTCCGTATGAGGAAGAAATAAAAGTGAGGTGGTGGTGATGGAAGGATTAAGAGCAGATTTGGAAAGCTTGATTGTCCATGAACAAGAAACTTTAGAATTGGGAAAACTGGTTTTGCGTGACCCTTCTGTCCCTGGAGAAATGAAAAAACTTGTAAGAGGCGAGATGAGAAATTTAACAATAGGGTCAGATTTGTTAGTTTCGCTTTTTCCAAAGGGGAGAGATAATGGCGAGAACAACTGAGGCAGAAGTTAAACAAATAATTGATACGGACTTGACTGATCCAGTTGTAGCCGCATATATCGCTGGAGCTACAGCATTAGTTGATGAAGTTATCGGTGATAATACCTCACTATCTGATGAACTCAAAGAAGAGATTGAACGGTGGCTGGCTGCCCATATGATTGCAGCTACACGAGAGAGTCAGTTAGTTTCTGGTGCAGCTGGAGGAGCAAAGGCCGTCTACATGGGCAAGGCTGGGCTAGGACTTGAAGGGACGATGTATGGACAGCAAGTAATGATCTTAGATGCCAGTGGAAGTTTTGCCGCATTGGGTGGCAAGAGTGCAAAGATAACAGCAATCACGAGTTTTGAATAATGACCGATCCATTGATCAAATTCATTGAGAGCGTTTGTGTCCAGACAGCTTGCTATTGGGGCAATCCGCAGCCAGATGGTTACGGAGGGACCGTCTATGATGATCCAATAGAGATCAGTTGTCGTTGGGATGAGACTATTAATGTGGTAAAGAATTATCAAGGGGAAGAAGTTGTTAGTAAAGCGGAAATACTTTTGACTCAGGATGTAGACAAGGAAGGTTTATTATATTTAGGAGATTTGGATGATCTTGATTCAGCAGAAGAGGAGAATCCAAAAACTATTGATGGAGCTTGGAAGATTATCCGGTTTGATAAAACACCGCTATTCCAGAGTTCAACTGAATTTATACAAAAGGCGTATTTATAATGGCTACTCAAATCAAAGGGATGGACAAGATACTCCGCAATCTTAATAAAGAGATTAACAAGATTGAAGGTGGTTCCATGAAGGGTTTGATTAGAGCGGCCATTATTGTCCGGCGAGATATGGATAAAACCCATCCGCTTATCCCAGTTGATGAAGGAAATTTGCGAGGAAGTTGGTTTACTGATCCACGCAAGACTTCCAAAGGTCTGTCCCTTCGCTTTGGATTTACAGCAGAATATGCTTGGTATGTTCATGAGATGGTCGGTGCAAATTTCCAGCGACCTAATGCTGGCGCAAAGTTTTTTGAGGCGTCTTTAAAACGGAATGATAAGAATGGGGAAATTCTTAGAGTAATCAAAGAAGAGGCAAAGAGATGAACCCTCCGAGCGTGGACATAAAAGATATATTAGTGGCTCATGGGTCACTTGGGTTGACTTTTGATACTGATTTGTTTGTAGGGAAAGAGCCAACTAAGCCTGATGATTGTGTTACCATATTTGATACTCCAGGGTTTCCACCGGATAAATTTCATGATCAATCTGTCAATTATAATAGACCTTCTATTCAGATTAGAGTGCGCAATAATTATTTGACTGGATGGGCATTGGTAAATGATATTAAAAACGTCTTGCACAATACAGGACCTGAGACTTGGAATAGTACAATATACGATTCGATCTTTTGTTCTATCGAACCCGCCTTGCTCGATTGGGACAAAAATGATCGTGCTCGCTTCGTGACGACTTTTGATATTCAGCGTCACGAATAACTGTGAACCTATAACCGAAAGGAGGTACTTATAATGCCTGTTAGTGGAAAGGGAACAGAATTTCGGCGGTGGAATTCTACTCTAGGAGAGTGGGAAAATATTGCCGAAATAAAAAGTATTACCGGTCCAGGTATGTCCAGAGGGACCAGCGATACTACCGCGCTTGATACGGCGGGTGGTTACAAGACATTCATTGGAGCTTTCCGAGATGCAGGGACTGTTTCAATGAATATGAATTTTACCAGAGACACGTATGAACAAATGAAAGCCGACTTTGAGGACGATGACGCAAAGAATTATGAGATCGTCTTGCCAGATGCCGAAACCACTACGTTGGAATTTGAAGGTTTGGTCACGGAATTGCCACTTTCAATTCCTACGGACGATGTGATTACAGCTGACATTACTATCAAGATCAGTGGTCAAGTGAATCTGGAGTCTGGTAGTGGTCCGAGTATCGGAGCATAAACCGCTAACCTGTCCTAATCAGGGACAATTCTAAAAGGAGAATAATCATGGGAGAATTGAATAAAGAAGGATTGTTGGTCAAAGAGGAATTGGAGATCAAAAAAGTGGATCTGGGTGATGATGATTTCACTTTTGTCCGTCAAATGACCGGCAGAGAAAGGGACAGTTTCGAGCAATCCCTGATGAAAGAGAAAAAAGGTAAACGGGGTGTAGTGACTTATGAGAGAAACCTCAATGATTTCCGGGCCAAGTTGGCTGTATGTACGGTGTGCGATGAAGAGGGGGTACTCCTTCTTACCTCGAAGGATGTTCCTACGCTTAGCCAGAACATGAGTGCAAAACGGTTGGATAAGATCATGACCGTGGCCCAGGAGTTGAATAGGATTACGGAGGAAGACAAGGAGAATCTCATAAAAAACTCAGAGGGCGTCCCGGCCGAAGGTTCCAGTTCCGACTTTGCTTAGAGTTAGGGTATCCACACCCTGATTATTTGTTAGATCAGATGACGTCAGCTCAGTTGAGCGAATGGGAAGCTTTCAACAGTTTGGAACCGATAGGGGAATACAGGCGCGATTATCGAATTGCTGTTTTAACTTCTGTTATTTACAATTTTGCTTCTTCTTTTGGAAGTAAGACAGGACGAAGACTTGTATCGAAACCTCAAGATTTTATGGCTTGGCTGGAACAACCTCCTCAGGAGACAGAACAAGAGCAGACGGTCGATGAAATGAAACAGGTTCTACATACAATAGCTGATACATATTCAGGGAAGAAAAATGCCTGATCTTGGAACATTAACCGCATCATTGGGTATTGATACTCGTGGTCTTAGTAAAGGCGAGAGGGCTTTTAGGGACTTAGAAAGAAGTTCTGCCGGTCATGCTACTAAGATGTCGGCTTCCTATACCAAGGCATTCAAAGTGATTGGTATAGCGGCGGCTGCAGCTACTGCTGTTATTGCAGTATTTTTTAGGAAAGCGGAGAAAGAGTTCACGAATTTTGAAACTGCTCTTGCTGATATGGGCAAGGTGACAGAGCGGAGTTTCGGACTCATTCGGAGAGAGATAATGGCACTCCCAGCAGATCTGGGAAGTGCCACGCAGCTTATGAGTGGTTATTATGCTGTGATATCTGCAGGAGTAGAAGGAACAGCAAATCAACTGGATACGTTGACAGTGGCTTCTAAAGCAGCGAAGGCTGCTCATGTAGATCAGGCTCAAATCATTGCCGGTCTTACTGGTATTGTGGATGCTTATGAAGGGGCGGTGAAGGGGGCAGCAGAAGCCGCTGATTTGCTGTTCACGATTGAGAAACAAGGTAAAACTACTGTCGGTGAGTTGATTCCATATATAGGGCAGTTGACTTCTGTATCGGCGGAGTTGAATATCACTCAACAGGAGTTAGGAGCATCATTCGCCCAGATCACAAAGTTTTCAGGAGGAACAGCAGAAGCTGCCACTCAATATCAGGCAGTATTAACCGGGCTCATAAAACCTTCAACAGCGATGACTAAGATTTTTAAGGATATGGGAGGAGCCCAAAAGGCAATTCAGAGGTTAGGATTTGAAAAGACGCTGAGAAGAATACAGGAAGCTGCGGGTGGTTCAGCAATTGCTCTATCTAAAATTTTGGGAAGAAAAGAAGCTTTGCTTGGATTTTTGTCTCTGGCAAAACAAGACTTTGCAGGCCTCACTAAAAATGTAATAGAGTTTAACAAGAGTGCTGGAGCAATGGACAAAGCCTGGGCAGATTACCAAAAGACATGGGCTTCAGTAAAAGATACATTCTACAATACCATAGGAAAATTCTACATTGAATTCATTGAAGTGCTAGTCCCTGGTATGAAGAAGGGCCTCATGGGGATTAGTGATTGGTTACAGGAAAATAAGGCCGGTATAATTCAGGCATTTAAAGACATTACGGCGTCTGTTAGCGCTGTTACAGATGCTATAGGGAAGTTGATAGACCTCATACAGTTTTTGGACAAAGTAACTGGAGTTTCACGAGCGGGGAAAGGGTATGCTACTCTTTTTGAGGGTTTGCGATGGGATGCGGAAAGAACTTGGGCGGTTATTAAGAAGTTTGTTAAAAACATAGAAAAGCTAAAGTTAGACCCATTTAGCCCTAAATCTCGTAAAGAATTTCTGAGATTCTTGGATGAGTTAGAAGATGCTTGGTATGGACAAGTTAAGCCTGTTGCCATGACTGCTGATGAAATAGAGCGGATGAACAATATGCTGGATGGGCCTGGAGCTCTTATAGAGAATTTAGAATTAGCTTTGAATAGGCAAAAGGATTTAACGAAGGCTACAGAAGATATCGCAAAAGCGCTGAAAGATGAAGAAGAGGAGCTTGCCCGATTGACTCTTGGATTTGCTGAATTTAATAGACTTTTCTTTGACTATAATCAACTCCGTGCAAAATTCGAAAAACAATATGAAGACACTTCCTTGGTTGCGAGACAAGATTATTTCAGACGTATGATGATTGAACTTCATGGGTACCATGATGCAGTGCTTCGTGATCATAATGAGCAGGTAGAGAAAGAAATAGCACTTCGAGAAAATTCCATTGAACAACAGTTCAATATGATTGAGGAGATGTATGATGATATAAGTGAATTGTATTTACGAGATTTTGAATATGAGAAATCTCTGATTAAGAAAAAGGCAGACCTTTATAAAGAAGCTGGAATTGATCAGGTAAAAGTACAGGAGTGGGTAAATTATAAGTTGAGGGAGCTCCTGAAACAACAGTTGATAGAGCAAGGTGGCTTCTTCGGCGGCATGTATTCCTATCTTATGGATATGCAAGATGATTGGCGAACTGTTATGCAACAGGTGGGCCAACTCGGTTATGATACCTTTGAGAGTATAGGAGATACTTTTGAAGAGTCTGTGGTTTTAGCTCTAAAAAACGATTTTGACGATATTGGGGATGTCTGGGATGCCTTGCTTGATGATATGTTGAATAGTTTTATTCAATTTGTTGCTAGTTTGATTAGACAATGGGTGCTATCTGGAGTTGCTAATTTTGTAATAACAATCG